AACACCATTATAATTCCCATACTTGTCAAATTTTAAAGCATGTGGGGTATCATGTAAAGTTACCCATAAATTCTTTTTACTATCTAATGCAATATGTGCTGGAGAAAAAACTGGATAATCTTTATTATAACCAATATAGTCAAAAACGTATTTTGTTAATCCATAGTTTAACGATTTATCCAATTGAGTCAAATCGATTGTTTTTAATATTTCGCCTTTTGTGTTAACTCTATATAATTTATTTAACTCTGAATCTGATAACCAAGCATGGTAAGTTGGTGATGGCATTGCGGCAATACTATAAATTCCATGATATCCGTTTGTACCAAAAGGATTATTTGCATTGTTAGCATTTTGAATTAATGGCATATCAAAACTTTTAACATATGAATTAGTTAAATAATTTTTCGTGGTTTCTATTTGTAAATTTTGATTTTTAAAATAATATGCAGTTGAAATCATTCCGGCGTTTGGGTTTGATATCCACATAATAGGATTGAAAAATTTTGATTTAGTATCTATTAATTTAAAATTTGCAGATGATTCAATATAACAATCTAATGAACTAGTTTTACAATTAAAAGTTCCTTTATAATAACCTCCAGTATTAAATGAATTGTCATCATTATAATTAAAATAAACTATTGAAGGATTTTTGTTTAAATTTAAATTTAAATTATTAAATGTATAAGAACTTAAAACATAAGAATCCGTTTGTGTTCTAAAATATATTCCCCTATTTAAATCGTAGTAATAATTTATATTATATAAATACAATTCATTATTTAAACTCGATAATTGAAAAGTATCAACCCCTTGTATAGAAGTTAAAGGACCAAAATTTAGTAAAATAGAATTTAAATTTGTATTGTAATATGTATCATTTTTTATATCATAATAACTAAATTTTTGTGATGAGTTAAAATTTATATTTAAATTAGAACTATCATAATTATATGAATTTAATTGTATAGGAAAATTATAAGAATTATTATCAGGAATAAAGTGTGCAAATTCATAAGAATTTGCTATTTTTGTTCCTATACCGTCATACCAATCGTCTAACGGATAAGATGTATTATATCCTAAAGTTATTAGATATGGGACATTTTGATTTGTAAATTTAATTTTTGAAATTTGTTGATTTAAATTTTCAGTTAAATTTATATAATCAGGGTCTCTCCAATTAATAACATATGGAACTGTTGCAACTGCTTTACTATTTGCAAAACTTGGAGTCTCATTATCAGCATTAGATATTTTATCTGGAATTGGAATTGCACTAGTTTGAAGTGTTGCTATTATTGTAGTATATGGTTGATTATTTAAATATAAATCAAAATTATATAAATCATCAACAAAATAAAATTCAGCAGACCCTATAACACCTACTGTAGTTCCATTATCTGAAAGATTTCCATATTGGTCAATTTTAACTGGAGTATCAGTTGTTTTTATTGTAGTTATTATATTTCCATTCAAATCTAAAAATCTCCATTGTGGTCTTAGGAAAGACCATTTATTTTCTGGAGTTTGATATTGATATGATTTGGAAAATTGTGTTGATAAATCAATATAATGTTCATCGGTACTAGACGATGTAATTTTAATTTTAAATGGATATCGATTTAAGTGACTTGCGAAGGATGGTGGTGGGATATAGTCAAAATAAATTGATTCGTTCAAATATAGTTGAACATTTAAAACGATAGAATCCTTTATATAATTTCCACTACTGTCATATGCAGTATATACTACTTTATATGTTCCTGCCTTATCATAAGAATGTGTAGGCTGTGGAAGTCTACTAGAGTTTCCATCTCCGAAGTTCCATAAAAAAATATTATAATTATTTAAATCGATATAATTTGTTTTAAATTTAAATGTGGTTGCTTTTGCAAACCCATCAGTTTTATCACTATAAAAATATTTTATAGGTATAACAAAAGTATCAATTGGTAATGTAGTTTTAACGTTATCTGAATTTACGCCATATAATTTTACATTGTATGTAGAAACTTTATTAAAAATATGATCAATAAATTGTTGATTTTGAGGTACAGATGTCGTAGTTCCATCTCCAAAATCCCAAAAGAAACTATCATAACTTGTTGCGGTTTGTCCATATGTAAAAAATGTAAAATTTGTAGTTTGTGCAAATCCTACATCATCTTTTGCACTAACAGTAAATTTATTATTTGTAGTATTGAAAAACATTTAATTTTAAAAGTCTGCGGCCTTAATTGAACCAGTTGGGTCTATTATTTTTACTCTAGATGTTATATTTTTAACATTATTAAAAACTGGAAATTGGAAATATTTTAGTAAAATATTTTGAGTATGAACAGTTGAATCATTATCTGGATATGTATTATTCCAAAATAATAAGGATATTCCTTCGACGTATACATTAATATCTGATCTATAAGTTTGAATTCTGGTAACACCTTCAATATTCAAAATTTGAGTAGTCAATTCGTATATATCTATTAGTTGACCCAATTTATTAATTGACCTAGAAAACATATTATTAAATATTTTTTGTATGTCGGAATATATAGAAGAGTCTGATCTTTTAATATTTGGATTCTTAGTAATTAATAATGAAGTATTTCCCAAATCAGTAGGAGATGGAGTTAATCCGGACCTTGCTATGTAAAAATCTAAATAAATATAAACTGGATCCATTGGAACCAGTTGACAGGTTAGTGACTTCTTTTTATTAATATCATTTAATATCATCTCTTTTTGGGGAGATGCCAAATATTCTTGAGATGAATTATTTGGTACAAAATAAAGATATAAATTATTAAAATTACAACTATTAGCAAATGTAACTTGATTTATCAAAAGTCTATTTTCTTTCTGAGGTTCATTTAAACCAATATTATATAAATATTTTATATGACCTTTCAAATAGTCATCATTATTAACTATTTGAAAATCAGCAAGAAGATTTGAATAATTTGTTTGTATATAAGATTGATAATCTGAAGTAGTTACAAGTCTATATTGTGATCTAAAGGCAGTAGGGGCATTTTTTCTTATAGAATCAACAGTTTCTAAATCAGAATAATTGGTAGAAGGAAAATCATTATTTATCGACGTTTTATTTAATCCGTCAACTGAAAGATAATTTTCATTTGCATTAAGATCTGAAAGTATTTGATTATATACCAAAGAATTATAAGGAGTAAATGAACTATTATTTAATTCTTTAGCTCCTAATGTTTGAGCAGTTGAATCTATTTGTAAGTAAAAAATTTGAACAATATCTCCGACTTTTAATGGTTTTCCGTTAATACCATCACCAAAAGTTATTTCATAATTTTTATTTTGATTTATTCTTACTTCATAAACTTTATCGGGAGATTTATATAAAAATAAATCAGTAGCTCTTGTCCATTCTTCCCATTTACCAGTTTCAACTGGTTTTACATAAACAAAAATATTAAAATGGTCAATATAAATATTTTCTGGTAATGACATGAATAACACTTCATTGTCAATACCTAGGGCTTTATATTGTGGATATTCTTGGAATACTCCTTGATATATTAAATTTTTATTCGATTTATCGGAAATTACTTCAGTTAAATTATCTGTATATTTAGTAAATGTAATATCTTTAGTTACTGCATATTGATTTGAGCCAGCAGTGACGTAACTGTATCTAGGTATTGTGTAATTAGCAGCAGCTAAACCTTGTGTTGTAATTGTAAACGGTACATTTTGTCCTAATCTACCTATTGGATTGTAATTTAATAATTTTACAATTCTATTCATATTCTCATAAATCTGAGATTCAGAAAAAATTCCTTCTGATGCAGTTTTATTTAAATAAAATAAAAGAGTACTGAAGGTATAACCAATAACATCAATAAATGCAGAAAAGTTTGATCCTTGATAATTTTGATCTGTAAAAACTTTTCCTTGATTAAGACGACTTATTATTAAGTCTCTCATACTTGTACCATCAAATGCTACATATGAATTTTTATCGAAAATAGGGTCGCTCATTGTTAATAATTACCTTAAAATAGAATTTGTCCCCCTAATAAACCTGCAATATGTAAAAATAAATCTGATTGTATTTCGTTTACATAATAGGATACCGATATGACATAGCCCGGTGGATAGAGGATATTGTCCGCATTACTTACCGATAAAGTTATATTACTATTAGATACAGAATCTGGACAAGGTTGAACATAAACTTTTTTAACTGTAATTCTAGGTTCATATTTAACAATAGAACTATAAACATGATAACCGATAGCTTTCGCTCCAATATCAGTTACAGGTTCAAATAAAAATTGCTCAAGCGAACATCCAAAATCAGGAGTTAATAATTTTTCACCTTCCCTTGTTGTAAAAATATTATATAATGAATTTTTAATTGCATCTAAATTTGTTGATACGTATATATCATTACTATTAGCTGGATTTGATCCTAATCCTTTACTCTGTGCTAATCTAAGATCTAAATTTAAATCAACATAAACTGGAAGAGGGTCTTGTACTCGTTTTTTTAAATCAGTTGTTACGTAATTTGAATGTTTTGGTCTAATTAAGTTATTTAAATCAATAGTTGCCATCTACATAATAATTATCTGAAATTGCAACATTAAAGGATAAGTAATTCATAATAATATGTCAAAGTTCAGCAAATTCGATACTCTATTAGAAACCGCATTTTCTCATTATTCAAATGGTGGATTTCGTGAAGGTACTCCAGTAAGACTTAAAAAAACATTTCTATCATCTCCTTATTGTAAACAACATTATGCTGGAGATGAAATGTTTATAAATTGGCTTACCGATTTAATAGAACGAGAATACTTTTTCTTTATTAAAAGAGTTGTCGGTAGCGGTTCAATGCAAAATGTTAAAGATGCTAATAACAACGAAGGTGCAGGTGATGCATTTCTCTTATTAAAAATGGACCCTAGAACTGTAAGTGTTCCAACTGAACTTTCAGAATTTACAGTTCCTGCGGATTTTACCCATGTAGAAGTATTAAATTTTGGTAATAACCTTCCACCAGTACAGGGAGTTCCTAATAGATATGAAAATCCAGTTGGAACTAAACCAGTAGCTGCACCAAAGGATTTTGGTCTTGGTAATCAACCAACTGATAATGCTTTACCAACAGTAAACATTACAATTAAAACTAAATAAGAACGTTTTCTATTGCTATTAAACAGCAATAGAAATTAATTTCGTGATCTATTACAGAATTATCACGATACATATGTTCTCCAATTTGTAGAAGTATCATTTTCTTCTTATCATCTTTTAATTTAGAATCAAAAAATAAATTAAAAATTTCTTTCATTAAATTCTGATAATCAGAAGAAAAGTTTTTTTCTTCTTGAATAACCTTCTTACGAATTTTAAGTGATGATGTACCAGTTTGTAGATCATTAAATACAATTTCTGCAAAGTTCTTAACTTGATCTGTAAAATTAATAATTAAATTTCCAGTGGTTGAGAACTTTTGTAAATCATTGATTATCCTACGAAGATCGGGATAATTTTTCTCAATAAAAACCAATAGATTAGACTTCTGATCGTCAGAAACTGTAACTTTTTCTGTTTTTAATATTTCACAACATCTAGAAATGCAAGATTGCAAATCAGGTTGAATCTTAAACATCAAACAACGAGATTTAATAGGATCGATGATTTTGTTTATATAGTTTGCTGTTAAAATAAATCTAGTAGTTGACGCATACTCTTCCATAACACCTCTTAAACTTCTAAGAGCATTATCTGTTAGCCCATCTGATTCATCTAGAATGATTACCTTTTTCTTACCATCCAAAGAAGATGTCTGGGAAAAATTTATAATTTTATTTCTAACAGTATCAATACCATTCTCGTCCGATGCATTGATATAAAGATATTGACACTTCAATACATCATTTACTATGATTTTAGCAAGTGTTGTTTTCCCTGTACCTTGGTTTCCATACAATAGTAAATGAGGTGTATCTTCTGTGATCTCAGAAAAAAATTTCCTATTTTCATCTGAAAGAACTAGATCTTCCAATTTCTTTGGTCGGTATGCCTCCACCCACAATTTGTCATATAAACTCATAAATCTATGATAGACGAAAAAGCTACAAAGTCAAAGATAAATGCCTTGAAAGACACTAAGTATTTAATAAATTGTTAATATCATGCCAAACGATAACGAAATTGATTCAATTATTCAAGAATTAAAAGCAGAAGCGGTTCCTGCAACCCCTAAAATTCCAGAAAAAGTAGAAGCTCCGGAACTTACAGATGAAAATGTAAGTGATTATGTTTATAAAAAGTCATCTGAGCTTGTAGAATCAACTCTTGGTGCCGTTCAGTCTTTGAAAGATTCAATATTAGTAGGAAGTGACCCAAAAGAAATTGCTGCTTTATCACAGCTTATTAATTCAGCCACAAAAGCATTAGATCAGCTTAATAAAATTAATATCCAAAATAAACAGAGTAAAAATAATTTGGAAGTTAAGAAGATGGAAATTGCAGCAAATGCTGGAAAACCTGCATTACCACCTACTACAAATATAATGATTGCAACCCGTGATCAAGTTATGGCACAACTTTTTGATAAGCCTTCAAAGAAATCAAATGTTGATTTGATTGAGGGTGAATTTACAAAAGAATAATATTGTAAATTTTTTAATTAAACGCTCCTAGAAATAGGGGCGTTTTTTTTGTGTATAAAAAAGGAAAACCCCCGTGCCTAGCAATCGACACGGGGGCGGTTAATTCCTTACTTGTTTCTTATACCTTAGAGGTAAGAGACTGTGCCATTAGCACCGCCTAAGAAACCAGTGGTTCCGAGACCCTTAACTATGATAATGTGATAGTATAAGTTTGCACCGAAGATATAATCAACAACGCCATAACGGGTCATAAGACCTACTCTTGGGGAGAAGTCATTAGGACCAACTGTGCGCTGGATCATAACTGGGATGTATGGACAGTATACGATACCTGTATCATAGTATTCAGTTCCCTTATAACCTAAGAGTGCATACTCAAGAGCGTTAGTGCGCTGATTCGACAGATACTGTGAATCGGTACGTGTGTCGCGGTAAACGGTGAAACGTCCACCGAGTGTTCCAACTTTGGCAATGCCTGTTGGCTGGGTGTTTACGTTTCCGTTTACTGGCATCCACTGAAACTCTGGCAACATTTCAAGAATTGCGCACACGCGAGGTGTTGCAATAATGAAGTTTGCTGAACCTCTACGGTTACGGATCGCTACGCGATTAGCTTCAACGATTACCTTACTATAGAAGTCACGGTTTCTCTCACCAAGCCAACGTGCGTCGGCTGACTGAGCGTACCAATATGTGTATCCGTTCGGATTACCAGCATTAAGGCAGGTTTGGATCATGCGGATAACCATTTCACGGTCGATTTCGGCCTGAATTTCATATGACATTGCATTTGTTAATTCAGAGTCGATGTCGAGTCCGTTCATGTTCTTAAGATCCTGTTCGAGTTCAACAGACCAACGAGCAGCGAGACGGCGTGTGCCAGCTTCTACTGCGGTCTTTGAAAACTCAACCACGACCTGTGGGATGTTTCCGGTTAATTCATAGTTGTTAAGTAATGCAGCAACGCCAGTGTCCTGACCGAGGATGTCGAAGTCGCCTCCGAGATCACCGATGCCAGCTGTACCAGAGAGTGCAGCAGCACTTGTACCTGTGAATCGTGTATCCAAGTATTGATAGCCAAGTTCTTTACCGACACCGCCAACTTCAACTGAAGAGCGATCACCGTTAGGACCAGTTGTTGTTGATCCAACAGCTGAGCCGTCGAGACCATTAACACCAAGACTATCTGCCTCATAGCGATAACGAAGAGCAAATGCAAGTCCTACTGGGCCGCTCATTGGCTGAACACCGACAATCTCGTTAGTGATAAGCTCTGGGAATGTACGACGAACCATTGGGATGAGTACCTTTGGTAAGCGTGAATCGCCTTGAGCATATCTATCTCCGCTGAAAGCGGAAGATCCAATCTGTGGAGAACCGAAGATACCACCTGTACCTGAAGAGTTTTGAGCCTCTTCAATGCACCAGCGTTCTTGGTTTTCCATGAGGATGGATGTTGTTAAACGGGCGTGTTCGGATTCGATTGGAGCAACCTTGTCGGATGAGTAATCGAGAACTGGAGCCCATTTTTCAACTAACTGTTGAGCACGGGAACGATCAATGTAGCCTGTGGCTGGATTGACATTTTTCATGTTTGTTATTTCCTATGGATAGAATACTATGAGTTATTAAAAACTTTTTGATTTATAAGAATTACTTCTTAGAAGACCAATCTGTTTTCTTTAACTCACTCAGATATCCGCTAACATGGCTTGTGGCCTCATTAGAATTAGTTACTGATTCAGTAACTACTGACTTGGGAATCTTAGCATCTCTGGTTTTAGCAGATTGCTTTGCTTCCTTAACAAGTTCAGTCGCAGCTTCTTGTTCACTGCGCTCGAACATCTCAACAACATAGTTAAAATTCTCTTCAATATAAGAACCTTCTTTGTCGTTTAACAATTTAACGATAAAATCTTTTTTGGCTGTTGGCATACCCTTGGTCTTATTTTCAAGAACCAATGTTGCATCAGCAACCTTAAGCTTCTCTAAGAGAGCTTCATTTTCTTTATATGATTCATTGAGTCTTTCATTAAGTTCATCAATTGCCTTTTTTCCTTCAGCAATTGTTGACTTAATTCCATTATCAATGGAATCTTGATCAATTCCAACGATGGAACGGATCTTATCAAGCTGTGTACGAGCATATGTGTTCGTAACCGCTTCTTCTAACTGTTCAATAGGTAAAGTCTTTTCAAGATAAAGATCAATAAAGTTACTAACTGAATCAATCATTTGATTTGAGAAAGCTTCTGCCTTCTCTTCTAATGCTTTACTATAAAAATTGGAAACACTCTCAAGTTTTAAAGCATGATCATTATTGATAGCTTCAACAACTTTTTCAAGTTTTTCTGAATGATCTGCATCGATAGCTTCTAAAAGCTTCTCTAGTTTTGTAGCATGATCTTCATCTACGTTAGAAACTGCATTTTCAACTTCTAATGTGACTCTTGAGTTTACTTTTTCATTTACAGCAAGTTCAAATGCTTCTGCAATTGCAGTTGCTGTTTCTTCGCTGATTATGCTCTTATCAAGATTTTCGAGAATTGCTTTAAGGTCCATAATATATTAATATTTACAATTACTTATTTCCCTTTTTTACAACTTTTTTAGTTGTTGGTTTTTTTGAAGACTTTTTCTTTTTATCTTCAATAATCTTTTTTACTTTACACTTTGTTTTTTCTTCTACAATTGTATTAAGAGTCGAATTTGCCTGTGAATAATTCTTTTCACAAAGCTGTGTGAGAAATTTTGAAATAAGTTTACGAATGCTCATGTGTATATTTACTTATCCTTGTACTATGCCATTTTCAATGCATTGATGAATGCAACGAATTGTTCCCTTAGATATGCATCTGCATTTTTCTTTGGAAGACTTGAAATACTTTTTTCAAATCTATCATAAAGTGGTTCAAATTCACCATTATCTGCAAGCACCCAGGATTTAGATTCTAGTATTCCGTTCACGAATGCCGTTGGAACAGAAGGATCGGCAACAACATCAATTGCAACAAGACGAAAATCTGAAACATGTCCAATTCCATTTTTTTCATCAACTCTCCCAAGAGCACGAGAAGAAACACCAAGTTTAACTCCATCTAATACTAATGAACGAACGATTTGACCCATTGGAGTTGAAAGAATCTTAGATTTTCCGTAGAACAGATTTCCATCTTGCTTTAATTCTGTAACCAAATGACAAGCACGTTCAAGGTTTACCTCTGGATGTGAAGGATGATTCAATTCCCCCGTGGCTCTTTTTTCTTTAATCATTTCCTTATCATATCTACCGACTTCCTTCATCATTTCCTCTAGTGGATAAATTCTTTTATTCCTATTTGCTTCTGCTGCTAAAAGATAAGGTCCAGTTAAAAACATTTCAGATGGAGAATTTCTATTCTGTTCACTGACTAATACCTTTAGGTCATATGTTGGACTCTCGACGATTAAATTATATGATTTACTCATGTTGCTTGAAATTACTTATTCTTGTATATGCCCAAATCAATGAAATTATTTTAAATGCTTCTCATTAAGTATTAAAAAAATCATATTTTTCTTTTCTGCCCATACTTTTGCAGCTTGCCATTTTGCCGTGTTAACAGCATATTGAACCTTTTCATAAAGCATTGTACTAGGTTTCTTTTTATTAGATTCTGTCGGAGGAAATGTTTGTTTTTCAGGTTTAACTTCAATTAAAAGATTTTTAATAGTACCATCTTTACTTTTTAATTTTGCAACAAGATCAACAAAGTATCTATGTGGTTTTCCATCTTTTGGTGAAATGTAAGGAATTACTACGCTTTCACTCCCCCAAGAAATTACATTAGGATTATTATCAAGATATCGCATAGATAACATCTCCAATTTACTGCGAAAAATTATAGGAATACTACCTTTATATTTTTCTTTATTTTTAGGTTGAAAAATTCCTTGAGTGTAATTTCTATTTTTTTTACCTATTTTTTTCTTTAACATTTTTTTAACTTAAAATAAAGAAGAAAACATTAAATTCCCAATCGACATTAAACCCATTAAAATTCCAACAAAAAAGAATGGAGGTTGAGCATCAACATATTTGGTTGTTAATTCAATCTCTAATTCATCTTTTTCCTTTAATCCTTGTGACATTAAATCTTGATAATTAACTGTCTGATTACCGAATAAATTAGTTCCTGCATATTTGCCTCTAGTATGACCTATAGTTATTTTGCTTAGTGCTAAAACATATCTATAAACCCATAATTGACTAACTAGATCTTTTATTGGTAATTGAACTCTACATCCCATAAGTCCATAATAAGAAGAAAGTGTAAAATTTGGTTCTGGTATTAATTTTACTAATTGTCTATCTGGATAAAATCTAATATATGGTTTAAGTGCTAAAACTTTTTCTCTTGTATCTAACCATGTTTTAAGTGCTTGCCATGTAATAAGATCATATCCAACATTTCCTAATAAGTGACCAAAGTATGCTTGCTGTGCAATAGTATTTTCAATTGTGAAAAGGGTGTTAACTCCTGAATTATTTCCTTCTTCAAATGAGAATACATCTACAACTTTTCTATAATCATCCATATCATAATCATATCCAGCACTTAACCCTGCAACTTCAGAATTTGCCATATCTGGGGTTATGTTAAAAAGTTTATCAACTTGTAATCCTACACCTTTTTGATATAAATCAGATCTAAAAATTAGATACTCTTCTGTTGTCCCTGCAAACTTTGTAAAAAATTCAATCGCAATATCAATATTTTCGTAAATTTGTTCACTGCTAATTTCTATTTGAATCAAAGGTTCTCCAAGAGTTCTACGTACTCTTTGTGCGAGAGCATCATAACTTTTTATCTTAGAACCAAATGTTACACTTCCATGAAATTTATTTGGTACAACTGGATTTGTGGGATTCGTAAAACTCATTTA